TCAGACCTAACACTATTACATATGGTATTCCAGTAGATCATCCTATTGGTAAGGCAGCAGGACAAGCAAAGATTGGTGTAGTATTTCACACTCATTATCAAGGGGATGATCTTCCAACCATGCAGGCAAGAGCTGGTGCTGATGTAAAGGGATCTAGAAATGCATTGGTAATTAAGAACGACACTCCAATGGATCGTGTTGGATTCTCTAAGCAGGAGATGAATAAGTTTAAAAACCATATCGATAAGATTGATCGTATGTGTAGTATCTCTGGTGACTTCCTAGATGAACTGGTAGTTCTTACTGGTACTACTGGAGATAAGAAGTTTCATATTGCATCTTACTTAAAGCAATTCTTCAATAACGAGATCAAGAATGCTCGCACCATTACAAATGTGGATGATGCTATGTACAACCTTCTTAATTTCTATGGTGATAAGATGGAGAAGGAACTTGCCAAAATTAAAACAGTAAAGAACCTTACAGCAAAAAGAAAACTGGTATACGATAGTCAACTATACGTTGAAAATAATAAGGACAAGTTCAAAGCAATGCTATCACTGTACAAGGAACTACAAACAGTGAAGCAAATGGTTATAGATAAACTGGACCACCTAGAAGAGTTTAGAACATACGTTCAAACTGAGAACGGGTATAAGGTTACAACTCCTGAGGGATATGTTCTGCATAAGGACGGTAGTATGATCAAATTTGTTAATCGCTTGGAGTTTGCTTACAACAACTTTACTCTACAGAAGCAATGGCGTTAAATTGTAAAAAGGTCTACTTTACTTTTGGTAGGTTTCAACCACCTACTACTGGTCATAAAGATAACTTTGCTGGTGTAAAAAACGCAGCAGGTTCTGATGACTATCGTATATACATTTCACAAACTGTAGATAAGAAAGGTAGCAACCCATTGCCTCCAGATAGAAAGTTGTTCTACATGGAGAAGATGTTCCCACAACATAAAGGAAAGATCTTTTCTGGTCCTAAGCAACCAGTTGCTATCTTACAAGATCTTATGTTGGCAGGGTATAATGAGGTGGTGTTTCTTGTAGGTTCTGACAGAGTTTCTGCCATGCAGTTCCTTCATAAATATAATGGAAAAGATTTCACATTCAGAAAGATTGATATTCAATCTTCTGGAAGTAGAGATGCTGATGGTGATACATTTGCTATTTCTGGAACTAAGATGAGACGTGCAGCATTTGCTAGCGACTTTGATACCTTCAGAAAAGGTATTCCAACATCATTAAATGATCGTGACTGTCGTGCCTTGATGGATGAAATTAGAGCACACCTACCTAAAAATTTCAAATGAAAACGTATTCTGAATTTATTGCCGAGATCAAAAAAAGAGGACTGTGGGATAATATTCATGCTAAGCGTAAGCGTGGAGAGAAACCTGCTAAGAAAGGTGACAAGGATTACCCAAAGACATTAAATGTTGAGGGTGCTTGGCAACGTAAAGAGGGCAAGAACAAATCTGGTGGACTAAACGAGAAAGGTCGTAAGTCATACGAGAGAGAAAATCCTGGCAGTGATTTAAAAGCACCACAACCAGAAGGTGGTCCTAGAAAGAAATCTTTCTGTGCTAGAATGGGTGGTGTAAAAGGACCAATGAAAGACGAGAAAGGTAAACCTACTCGTAAAGCATTGGCACTACGAAAGTGGAAATGTTGATGAAGGATTTTAAAAAACTTAGAGAAGAAGCACTGCGTCAACAACAAAGACACACCTTAGTATTCAAAGAAGGTGATGCTGTTATGTCTGCTAGAACAGGAGACAAGGGACACATCCACAGAGTAGGTGGTAACTATGCTATCGTAATTACTGACGATGGAAATATGTTACGTGAGTGGATAAAGAACATTAGATCTATAAATAATACGAGAAGAACCTCCCTTTTGAACGATGAAGAAACCAGATCCTATTAATAAAGTAAAGCACCAAGATGAGTTTTCGTCTGGTTTGATGGAACAGTACGGAAAATGGATGGGTGGCGATTGCTTCCAGAACACTCAAATGCCTGACCTACACGAGGCACCATTTGATGGTATGGATCCACAATCTAACGGTGCTGAGATTGAAGACACCACTAAGAAGAAGAAAACTCCTAAGAAAGGTGCATACGTAGGACAAGAATCTGCTAAGAATGAGGAAGTTCTTGAGCGTGAAGAGTATGAAATTGATGGCGAAACTTATGTCATCGAGAAAGCAAAAGGTTTAGATGGTAAGGCATGCTGGAAAGGATACAAGCTTGCTGGTACTAAGAAGAAAGGTGGTAAGACAGTTGACAACTGTGTAAAAGCAGGTGATGAAGTAACTCATGAGGGGGAACACCTAGAAGAGGGAAAAAAGAAGTGTCCTGAGTGTCATGGCTCAGGTATGAAAGAAGGAAAAGAATGTTCTCATTGTAATGGAACTGGATTCCATATGATGAAAGAATATTTTGAGAAGAATAAAGAAGGTAAGATGGTGAAGAAGCACAACTGTGCTAAGAAAGTTAAGTATAAGAAGGAAGAATTCTTCTGTCTTCCTGAGCAACACACCATGCTTGAAGATGGTACTGTAACTCATTACGATCTAGTCAGTGAGAAGGGTGAAGTTCTAAGAAACGTTCCTGTTGAAGGACTAGAGATCATGCTTAGTGAAGTTCATGAGCATGCTGACAACCATGCTAAGAATGCTGAACTACTAGGTGAGAAAAAGAAACTTGACCCAGTTGGTAAGGCAGATGCTGACATCGATAACGATGGTGATGTAGATAAGTCAGACAAGTATCTCCATATGCGTCGTAAGAAGGTAACTAAGATCCTTGCAATGAAGAAAAAGAAATGAAATCATTCAAGCAATTCCGCGAAGAGTGTGGATGCGACCATAAAAAAGAAAAGAAAGTAAAATCTAAAAAGAAAGGCACCAAGAGTGGAGTGGAAGTGATGCCTTCTATTCCTGATGGTGAGAAAGGTATGACTACAAAACCTACTAATGAATCAAAGAACTATCAGGGTCCTTTGTATGCTCCATGGTCTGCTGTAGTTGCAGGTAGAGGTTTCGATCCTATCGAAGAAAGAAAACTTCAAACAGAAACTTTTGAGAGTGGAGTGCAAAAAGCACGTCGCGACCATCGTTCTGGAACTCTACTAACTTTTAAACAATTTATTTCTAAGTTGACAGATATCTTAGATGAGTGGGAGAAATAAATAGTCTTGCACTATGTTATAAGATTATGTTAGGATTCCTACTACCACTTGCGTCGAAAATTATTTCTGATGCTGTAAACAAAATTCCTGAGAACGAGGAACTTGGAGAACAGTTAATTAAAATCTGTATTGTCATTCTTAAGAAAGCAGTAGCTTTGACTAAGACGGATATGGATGATAAACTACTAGAGGTTGTTGAAAAAGCAATCGCAAACCGCGAAGAAGCCTGAGAATATAAATAAAACTTAGGAATAATAGTTTATCTGGAGTACACGTCAATGTCCCTTTACGGAAGAACTGACAGCAATGCAAACAAAACCAAAGCTGGTGTGGGCATTGCTGCTTCAAGTCAAGCAAAAACTGTTGTCTTTGTCGATAAGACTGAGGCACAATTAAATGAAACCAGATCCCGTGGTATCACTGGTCCTGGTTGGTGGTCGTATTTTACATACACTGATGCTGATGGTAACACTCGCCATAAGGCAGAGCAACTAATCAACATTCAGAACCCTGATCTCAACTCTAACGAGACACAGAGTGATGACACTATCGCAGCAGATGTAGCATCTGCAGTAACCATTACTGCACAACCTGCTAACTCCACATCTTCCTCTGGTGCTGGTACATTCACACTTACCACATCTACAACAGGAACACCTGGAACACTTGCATATCAGTGGCAGCGTCAAACTGCAACTGGTAAGCGTTGGGTTAACATCGCTGCTGGTACAGACACAGGTATTACGTATGCAAACTTCACGACAGCAACTCTTGGTTACAGTGGCCTCGCTGGTGATACTTTGGATGGTTACAAATATAGAGTCAAGATCACCTCTGCGGGTGGTACTGAGGAAGTAATCTCCAACGGAGCAGCGACTCTAACATTCGGAAGTTAATGAATGAACATTGCTGAATTGACGCCAGACACCTGGCTGTTCTTTGCTATTCAACATTATAATAACCCGTCGTCGGTTACTTATTCTGATTTTGAAGAGGACTTAAAGAGATTTAAGTACATCAAAAGATTACTGAAACGTAACGAGACGACGGGTGAACTTAAAACTCACCTGATTTTAAATCATGTGATCATTTTATATAATGTTTTTGATGATGCAGCAACCCCGCTGCTGTTTTACAAAATCGAAGCAACATATTGGTCTGTAATCAAGGCATTTATGGTGTTTCTAAATAGATTACCACCTACACTTAACGAGGATGTTGACAAGGAATGTCTAAAGGAACTGAACCTAATCTAAATGAGATGATTAACTCAGCAGGCGATGGATCTGGTCTCCAATTGCCACCTGCTTTTGTCATGGTTAATCCTAGACAACACCGTAAGTATAAGAAGAATAATGAAACTGTTGATGGTCGCTCTAAAGGTGCCAAAGATCTCTTCTCCCGTATCCAACGCAGAAAAATGAAAGAACAATTAGAAAATAATATTGAAGAAGCTGTCTCCACTGAAACCGAGAGAGCACAAAAACAGATTTCTCAACAGAAGAAACTGGGTCGTCAAAAAGAACTCCAGAAGAAACGTGGAGAAGCGAAACAAAAGATGCAAAACAAGACCAAGGAGATGGATACCTTGATGAAGGCACGTCTCTCTGACTTTAAAAAGAAAGCATCTGATCAAACAAAGAAACTTAAGAAAGAACAAACTGAAGTGACTACTGAAATCATGACTGAAAACCAAGATGTAATCCAAGTTGCATTGGATGTTGCAACATCAGAACTTAATCCACAAGGTGAAGGTTCATTTGCTAAGGTACAATTCTCTGATGGCAGCGTACAGAATTTAGATAACTATTCTGCTAAGCGTATTGCTGCTTGCTATGCTCAGTTGGATGATACCCATAAGCAACAGTTCCAATACATGCTCAACAAAGACGCATCGACTTATCAGTCTGCTCTTGACTTCGCAGTTAGGAACGTCTAGTGTCCGACATTAATACAGCTATCTTAGAAAGGTTAGAAAAGGTGGTTGATACTCTTCAGGAAAATTCCATGAAGATGGGTCAACTTCTTGCTGTACATAATGAAAAACTTGACAAGCAAGACAAAGTAGATGAAGTTTTATTTGAAAAATTAGACAGGATATCTGCTGATCTTGCAAGAGAGACAGATGTTATCAAGAGAGGGTGTGAGAGAGACATCAGGTTGGTTGATGAGCGTTTGCGTCTTATGGAGAAGAAGATGTGGACCATAGCAGGAGCACTGTCTGTCATATGCTTCCTAGTATCCGCACCAGGACAGGCACTTCTGAAAAACTTGACACCTCAGTCATCTCCTGCTAACATATCAGCAGTAGAAATGCCTCGAATTGAGTTTTCTTGAAGTCAAGTACATCAATTTAATATCCCCTCGCCTGAATCTCTTCAGTCGCAAGAAGGCAGACCTGTATAATTTCAGGTGTCCCTACTGTGGTGACTCCCAGAAGAGACGCAATAAGGCAAGGGGATATTTGTTTAAGATCAAGAATGATTTTGTCTTTAAATGCCACAACTGTGGTATGGGTAGGACATTCTCTAACTTCTTGAAAGACCAAGATACTCATATCCATGATCAATATGTCATGGAGAAATTTAAGGATGGTAGGACTGGTAAAGGAACCACTGTACCCAATCCTAAATTCAATTTTACGAAACCAAAATTTGTTAAAAGAGATACTGATTTAGAGAAGATTTCTTCGCTAAATAATTCTCACCCAGCACGAGTTTATCTTGAGCAACGTGGTATCAAAGACCTTGATTATTTTTATTATTGTCCAAAATTTAAAGAGTGGACTAACAAACAGAAGAAGACATTTGATACCCTAAGACAAGATAGTCCTCGTATTATAATCCCATTCAAAGACAAGGAAGGAAACCTCTTCGGTTACCAAGGTAGATCGCTCGCCCCTAAGGCAAAACTAAGATACATTACGATCATGCTTGACGAAGATCAACCTAAGATCTTTGGTTTGGACAAAGTAAACACAGATGAACCCATTTATATCGTCGAAGGACCCTTCGACTCGACATTCATTAAAAACTCGGTTGCTATGGCTGGGTCCGATGTTGATATTCGGACGTTTGGTTGGCGCGATCATATTTGGATTTATGATAACGAACCACGTAACCGAGAAATCGTCGCCAGAATCTCCAAGTCAATCGACCGAGGAGATCAGGTAGTAATCTGGCCAAAAACTATACAACAAAAGGACATCAATGACATGCACCTTGCTGGACATGATGTTCAAACTCTGGTAGAATCAAATGTCTATCAGGGACTAACCGCAACCCTTAAATTTAACGATTGGAAAAAAGTATGACAAACGGGCATGGAATTAAAGTTCGCAAGCGTGACGGGTCTGAGACCGCCCTTAACCTAGATAAGATTCATAAGGTAGTAGAAGAAGCTTGCGAAGGGTTAGGGAGCGGTGTAAGTGCCTCTCAGGTGGAGATGAATTCTGGTTTGCAATTCTTTGATGGAATTGAAACCAAAGACATTCAAGAAATTCTTGTACGTTCTGCAAGTGATCTGATTAGTTTGGATTCTCCTAACTATCAGTTTGTTGCTGCTCGTCTTCTCCTCTATGGTGTATACAAACAGGTGTTTGGATCTGAATGGGTTCGTGGTCTTCCTGATGTTTATGACCATGCGTTACATTGCACTGACAAAGGGGTATATGACAAGGACATTCTTGGTAAATACACCAAGGAAGAATGGAGCAAGATTAACTCATGGATTGACCATGGAAGAGATGAGTTATTTACTTACGCTGGTCTTCGTCAAGTAACAGATAAGTATCTGGTGCAGGACCGTAGTACGGGTGTGGTATATGAGTCGCCTCAATTCATGTACATGATGATCGCTGTAACCTTATTCCAGAACTACACAGACAATCGTCTGGAATACGTACAACGATACTATAATGCAATCAGCAAACACAAAATCAACATCCCAACGCCAATCATGGCAGGGGTCAGAACACCTCTTCGGCAGTTTGCGTCTTGCGTTTTGGTTGATGCTGACGACACCTTGGATAGTATTTTTGCTAGTGATATGGCCATTGGTCGTTATGTCGCACAGAGGGCTGGTATCGGTATCAACGCAGGCAGAATCCGTGGGATCAACGCTAAGATCAGAGGCGGAGAAGTTCAGCACACAGGGGTTGTCCCTTTCCTCAAGAAGTTTGAAAGCACTGTCAGATGCTGCACTCAAAATGGCATCCGTGGTGGATCAGCAACTGTCCACTTCCCAATCTGGCACCAAGAAATAGAGGA